TGCGAGCAAGAGGCAGACAAGCTGCTGTACGTATAGCATCTAACGACGGCGATAGTGGTAACGTAGGAGTGGGTTGGCGTTTAGGTGCATTGCGATACGACATACGACCTGACGGCAAAAAGTAATGGCCAAGCTCTTACCAACCAGATTACCAACAGCTAACACGGAGCTTAGTGTCGATCTATACAATCGTTTAGTTAGGATATTAGAACTTAACCTAGGAGAGTTTGATCCTACCAATACAGATCAGTTTTCTACTGCTAGGAGAAACGAAACAATATTTAACGCTGGTAGTATTATTTTCAATACCACTATAAATAGATTACAAATATGGAACGGCACAGCTTGGCACGACATAACTATGACCTTAGAGGTAGACGGTAGTGTTGGCGGCGGAGTTGAAGCAGTAGCCTCATTAGGCACAGTTACCGTAACGTCAAACAAAACCACAACTTCAGTTTTTGTGTAATAATATATTTATGGCAATTACAAGAGCACAGTTAGCTAAAACGACCAAGAAACGCAACCACCGAGGGTGTGGTAAGGTTATGAAAGGTCGTAGGAAGAAGACTATTTATGCCTAGAAAAAAGGCAAAGATGCCTGCTAGGAACAAGAAGAACTTCCGTCCTACGAAGTCAGGGGCAGGTATGACAAAGGCTGGCGTCAAAGCCTACCGTAAACTAAACCCGGGGAGTAAATTAAAAACAGCTGTAACAGGTAAAGTAAAGAAAGGCAGCAAAGCAGCGAAAAGACGTAAGTCGTATTGTGCTAGATCTGCTGGACAGATGAAGAAGTTCCCTAAAGCAGCAAAGAATCCAAACTCAAGATTAAGACAAGCTAGACGAAGGTGGAGGTGCTAGATGACAGGTAAAGCAAGTAAAAGAGTAGGCAACGTAGGCAGAAAGAAAGTAGTCGACAAAGTAATTAAAGGTTTGAAAAAAGCCAGTAAGTTACATGCAGGTCAGGCTAAATCTTTAAGTGCTTTAAAATTAAAAAAAGGCGGTAAGGTAAAAAAGAAAAAATCTAAAAAGAAAAGCGGGCCTACGCCAACTAATCCTACTTTATACGCTAGAGTGAAAGCAGAAGCGAAAAGAAAGTTTGACGTATACCCTAGTGCATACGCAAACGCTTGGTTAGTTAGAACATATAAAAAACGTGGTGGCGGATATAGATAATGGCCACCGGTTTAAAAAAGTGGTTCCAAGAAGACTGGGTCGACATTGGAAGAAAGAACAAGAAAGGTGGCTTTGCCAAGTGTGGACGTAAGAAAGCGTCTACCAAAAGAAAGGGCTACCCGAAATGTGTGCCGCGTTCGAAAGCTATGTCTATGACAAAAGCGCAACGGGCAAGCGCCGTAAGGCGTAAACGAGCGAAAGCTCAAGGGGTTGGTGGTAAACCAACAAATGTTAAAACTTTTGCAACGAAGAAAAAACGTAAAACTTCTGCAAAGAAAAAAAGGAGATAGATATGCCGGGAATGATGAAAAAAGCCAAAGGTATGAGAAAAGGCGGAAAAGTCAAAAAAGCTAAAAAAGTTATGAAGAAGACTAAATACGCTAAGAAGGGCGGAAAGAAAAGAAGATAAGGAGTGGCACATCTGATTAGTAATATCCCACACTTTCCGTGTTGGGTAAGAAGGGAGTTTACCGCTAATCATCTAAGATACCACGGCGAGTACCTACACGCCTTGGCTATAGCGGTGAACACAATTCCAGATAGGTCGTTAAGTTTTCAAGTAGTCTTTACAGGGTTTGAAGAAGATGACCCTGATAAGAATATACACGGTGGTGCCATGTGGGCACGTATGCCGATACAAGCGTTGATAGCAGATATACCCGTAGACGAGTGGCCAGAGCCCATGGAAGATCATTTAGCACAACCATGGGACTGCGAGTCTAGAGATCATTCTATTGTCACCATGGACAGAGTCAGCTCTAGTCCTTGGCAATGTAAGATCGATGGTGAGTTCTACACAGGTAAATATTTATTTACCGTTGACTACACCAACAACGCGATAGCTGATTGCCCAGCGCAACACAAGCAATCGCATTTACTTTATATTACTGAAGACTGTAAATGGAAAGGCAACATGGTTGCTTTACCAAACAACAGAGTGCGAGCGACTAGCCCAGCACTTTGGGTTACAGGACAGGGGGCGCCGGACTTTGCTCCGTCGCAACATTTACATTCAGCTGAGGGGCACGAAAGTTATTTGGATCCGCTGATAACATTTAATAACTTATACGAAGAGTGAGTAGAATATTATTAGGAGTCGTAGGGGTATTAGCTATAGCCCTATACTTTCTATGGAGCCAGAACTCGAGACTGGCTTCACTCAACCAAGCTTTTGAGTTGAGGGACCAAGAACAAAGAGCTGCGATAGAATCTTTGCAATCTGATTTTAAAGTGCAGACCGAAGGGCTATTAGCCATACAGTCGCGCAACCAAGAAATAGAGGCAGAGATGTCTAGATACTTAGATATCTTCAAACGACACAATCTAAGTAAGCTAGCCGCAGCTAAACCCGGACTTATAGAAACTAGAGTAAACAATGGCACTAAAGATGTATTCGACAGTATTGAAGCAGACAGCCGTAGCATTGATCGTCTTGATGACGGTCTACAGTTGCAGCCTGATTCCTAAACAAGTAGACGTCATATCTAAACCGATAGATAGGCAGATAGCACAGCCCGTGTTGCCTAGAGGTATAGATTTAAAAGAACCGTACTGGTATGTGGTGTCTGAAAAGAACATTGATGAGTTCTTAGACAAACTAAAAAAGGAAGAAGGCAGAGTTGTTTTTGTTGCTATGTCTATACCAGACTACGAACTCATGTCTTACAATATGCAAGAACTTAAACGTTACATCAACGAACTCAAAGAGGTTGTTGTGTACTACAGGAAAGTTACAACCAAGGAGGCAAAATGAAGATATCGCAAAACGGCATAGATTTGATAAAACACTTTGAGGGCTGCGAGCTAGAAAGTTATTTGTGTTCTGCTGGCGTGTTGACGATAGGCTACGGCACAACTAAAAACGTGGTCGAGGGTATGAAGATATCGCAGCATCAAGCAGAAGAACTGTTAGCCAAGGACCTAGAAGAATTTGAAGAATACGTCGAAGATCTTATTGACGTACCGTTAGAACAAAACCAGTTTGATGCCCTTGTAGCATGGACCTATAACCTAGGACCAACGAACTTAAAAACTTCTACGTTAAGAAAAGTCTTAAATAAAGGCGCATACGACGACGTAGCAGAGCAAATAAAACGATGGAACAAGGCCAACGGCAAGGTTTTGAAAGGTTTAGTGCGCAGAAGAAACGCTGAAGCAGAACTTTTTAACGGTAACGACTGGCACGTTTATTCGTAAAAATAGTGGCAGTAGAATAAATTTGCACATACAATAGGAATTGTTTAAACGAGGGACTATGCAGTTACAAGAGTCACTAAACATAGCGAAAGGCTTAGGTCGTTTTGAAGACGATCATATAGCTCACGTGGCAACGGGGGAAACCGTTGTACCAAGAGGCATATTAGAAGCCAACCCAGAACTGCGCAAGATGCTCTACGATCAATTTAGAGAGTTTCAAGTCAATCCAGAAGAGTTTGTAGTCGGTTCACCGGCTATGAAAATAAATCCAATAACAGGTCAGCCAGAGTTTTTCTTAGGTAAATTAGTTAAGAAAGTAACTAAAGGTTTAGAAAAATTTGCAGATAAATCAGGATTAAAAAGTTTAGGTAAAAAACTAGCGCCGTTGGCTCCCATAGCTGCAACATTTATACCGGGCATAGGGCCTGTAGCGGGAGGCGCAATAGGCGGAGTGTTAAAAGGTTTTATGGAAGGTAAAAAACCTTTGGAATACGGAATGGACGCTGCAAAAGGAGCGGCTATTGGAGGCATAGCAAAAGGGTTAACTGGATACGCGGGACCTGCTGAAGGTAAGTCTATGGGGCAAGAGTTTTTTGGAAACATAATGGACAACAAAGGGATAGGCGGGCTAAAAGACGCTTTTATACAAAAAGATAGTCCGTTAGGAAAATTTTTAGCTTCTCCATTAGGAGAAGAGCTAGCCGGTAGATTAAAAATACAAGGCGTTGGTGATACGCTAGAGGACGCGACTAAAGGAATTTTAGGTTCTGACACAGCTGCTGCGATGTTTGGTGGCGGCATGGGTGGCGGCATGGGCATGGGTGGCGGCATGGGTGGCTTAGGCGGCATTGCTAACTTTATGCTTCTTAAAAAATTATTAGACTCTCCTGACAGAAGTCCAGCAGACGTTGTGCCTACAGGAGCAGCCGCTTTTGGATACTCACCAGAACAGTTAGAAAATATGCCTAGTTACAGAATAGGTAATCTACAACCCGCTCTTATTGAAGGTGCACAATACGCAAACGTAAAACCTACTACAATGGAAGAGGGCGGTTTATTAGAGGGCATAGCTAGTATTAAACAAAATGGCAATATAAAAGGCTACAAAAAAGGCGGCATGGACGATGGTCCCGGAGATATAACACCGGCTTTCTTAGAGCCGGGTGAGTTTGTTATGACTAGACCAGCAACACAAGTTTTAGGTGCAAGAAACCTATATAAATTAATGAAACAAGCGGAGCAGATGGCGTAATGGCAGCTTTTTTAAATCCAACAACCGTTGTTAGACAGGAAGATCCGTTAGCCGCAAAAATGCGAAGGGACTTTTTAGAGTCCGCATTTGATTTAGCCGCTGCACCAACACCTATAGCACGAAAACAAATAGCTGGTTTTGATCCGTTAGAGGAACAAGCTAGATTAGCTGCTGGCGGTTTGGGTCAGTTTCAACCTTTTATACAACAAGCAGCAGGTTTCTTTGGTCCACAAGGAGCAAGAGATTTTTACAACCCGTAC